ATTTATTCATTTTCTAAAATCCAAATAAAAAAGTAAAAAGTAAAATATATATTTCTTAAAAAGTTTATAGAATAGAAATATAGGATTTGATTTAATTATAATAATTAAATAATAATAAATAAAAATTAATGTTTTCATAATGTTTGGATTAGTTTATTTCTCTTGTAAGTGTTATATTAAATATTTGCAAACACATTTTCAATTCCTTCAAAGTATAATTTTGATATTTTGGTGGATTAGTTCTTTTTATTTCTTTATAATATTTATCTAATACTTCGATTATCTCTTCTTTAGTTATGGGTTTTTCTTTCATATATATTATGTTATTTTTTTATTTAAAATAATATAACGATTATATAATGCCAAAATCTATTACCCTATTACCAAAAAAGGTTCAAAAGACAATTCACAGTTTTGCGTTGTCATCTAAGTATCGCATTTTAGGGTCTAACTCAATAAGAGGTATCATTTTTCCAAATGATGTAGACGTTGAGGTTAAAGTTGCAAAAACTACACGAGCAGAAGCATTAGCAAAGCATTTACAGTCTAAAATAAAGAATATAGATAAGGATACTATTTTTCTTGAGTTCAAAACAGGACTTTGTGATGGTATACCTATGAAGTGGTCAAAGCAAGAAATTTTAAATGGTTCTAAATGTGATAAATCATTAGCAGAAGCACTTACAGAAGATACTATTATAAAATTAGATTTAATTGTTAAAGTAGGAGAGACATATATTGATGTAGGGCAGGTATATAAATATAAACAAGATAATCAAACTAACGAAGACATCGAAAAAGATTTGGAAGCAGATATTGATGAATATAAAAAGACAAATAAATTAAAAGCATTAAAGCGTTTATATTCTGTATTATCTTTTGAACCAATAAAGAATAAAAAGTCATTAGACGAATTAGAAGATTTTTTTAATAGTATAGTTGGTTACGCAAATAAAATTAAATCTGATTTAGAAATAATTATTCGATTATTAGAACATGGAAAGACAATGAAACAATTAAACCCTTTTATTGAAGATATAGAGGTTCGTTTAGGGAATATTGCAAAAATAAAAGTTAAATTAACAAATAAAGAAGATATTAAACGCACTATAACAAATTTACAACGTTATATTAATAATAAATCTGAAAGAGAAGTAAAAAAGTTTATTTAATAATGTTGGTTTAGAATGATTATAATATAACCTTATATATATTATAATGACTGAATCTATGGGACATCTTAATTGGGACGAGCAAGGTAAAATGATTGCCAAAATTGGAACTCGTATTCTTTATGTAAATGATAAAGCTATAGACGAGGGTTTTAATACTTATAAAGCAAAAGGAGATGCAACTATACAACAAATACCTGATAAAAATACAGAGCGTTCAGTTTTATATATTACTGCTCCAAGTGGTTCAGGTAAATCATTTTATACTCGCGAATATATAGCTCAATATCATAAAATGTATCCAAAACGTGAAGTATACGTTTTTAGTTCTTTAGATGATGATAAAACATTAGATCAATTAAAATATTTAAAACGAATTAAAATTAAATCACCTGAATTTTTAACAACTGAAATTAACGCAGTAGATTTTAAAGATTGCCTTGTTATTTTTGATGATACAGATGTTATTTCTGTAAAACCTATTAAGGTAAAAGTATTTAGAATATTAAATGAAATATTGCAGACAGGCAGACATTTTAATACAAGTGTAGTTTTTACCTCACATAATGCCACAGCAGGAGCAGATACTAAAATTATATTAAATGAGGCACATTCAGTGACTATTTTTGTTAAGAATAGTGGAGGAAAAACATTAAAATATTTATTGGATCAATATTTAGGTTTATCGAAAGAAGAAATTACAAAATTAAAAAAATTATCTGGTCGTTGGGTAACAATTTTAAAGACTTTTCCAATGGTTGTATTAAGCGAAAAAGAAGTATTTAAATTACACGACTATTAATGTATCAGATTTTTTAATTAAATATAATGATTCACATTCAATACGCAAAGGCATAACATGATATTTTTGTTTAGCTTGTAAATATGCATTTCTTGCCTCGTGTTCTGTTTTAAAAACTCCAAGTGGTATACTCAATCGATTTATTTGTATTTCTGCAATATATTTACCATTTCTTATGCTAAATCCCTTAATGTTTCGTCTATTCCAGCAGTTTTGTTGAAAACTTACAATGCGTAAGTTTTCTACATTGTTATTATGTCGTATTCCATCTACATGATCTATACATAATTTACGATTTGTATAATCTAAACCTAAATAAGCACACGCAACTATACGATGTAATGCAATTTTAAATCGTGTTTTAACTTTATCACGCATTATAATACCAGAATCATATATTAAATATCCTGATGTTTTTTTTGAACCTTCTATAAGTGTATATTTATCTTTTCGCTTACGATATACTGAACCATTTCTCTCTACTTTAAATTCTAACCCATTAATATTTATTTCCATATAATAATCTAATATATAAAAAATATGCTAAATAAACGCCATCCCAGATTCTTTTATTTATTCAATATATATGATTTTATTTTTGTATTATTTATACTTAAATATACTTCTGATTTTGATACTGTTGTGCACCTTTTTCTAAACGCCACGATGTCCTGAATCCTGCTCCTTCTAATGGTTCATCAGGCGGTGCAGGAGGAGCATTTATACCTGATATTTCAGGTTGTATTTTAGGATTTGAATCATTACCAGCAGATACTAATTTTGAATTTAATAAGTTCATTAATACTTGTAATGGAGGTATTAATTGCTTAAAAAAACTAACTACTTTTTTTAATTCTTTTGTTTTTGTGGCTTGTTCTTCTTCACTTAAATTTTCATCTGGTTCTTCTTTTTCTTGTTCTTGCAAATATTCATAATCACTATTCATTTGACTATATAATTTTACTAATTCTTCTGTAATATCTTGTAATTTAATTAATTCGGTTGTTGTTATACTTGGACTTAATACTTTTTTTATTAGTTTTTTTGCTTTTAATATTTCATTTAATACATTACCATATGATAATTTTGTATATTGTTCTATAGTAAAATCTTGTATTAATGATACATTTTCATTTATTTTTATTAATTCTATTTTTACATTTTCTAATATATCTATGAGAGAATCAAATGTTTCAGAGTCTACTTTTGATGATGCAGAAGGAGTTCCTGATCTAACACGTGCTATTTCATTCTCATATATTTTTTTATTAATTAATTTATCAGGATTTAATATTGCTGATTTTGGATTTGCAAATATTGGCATATAAATTATGCTAATATTTTATTAAAATAGTGTAATGAGGAATCGAACCTCATAATGTATAATTAGCATTTTTATACATCTAAAACCTATATACACCATGTGGGTTTTTTACCCTAATAAATTATTTACTTTTTTCGCATTGCTCGTATTGCTGCCATTTTTGCGGCCATTTCAGGTGAACCTTTTTTTGGTTTTGCTCCACCTAATGCAGATTTAGCAAGTGCCGCAACTCCAATCCCTTTTTTAACCGCGTCTACGCTAAAATCTAACCATTTTTTTGCTTTTTTACTACGTGACACTTTGCCTCCTGCAAGTTTTGCTACTTTCTTTTTAAGTGCTTGTTCTACCATTGGTTTAACTGCCTTTGCTGCTGCCTGTAAATGCGGTTTAGCAACTCGTGCAACTTTTTTAGCAATATTTTTTAAATTTCCACCAGTAGAAACGTCAACGAATTTATCTGGTTTTCCAGAAACTGAAAGATAATCGTCTGATTCTACTGACGGATACGAACCACTATTACCATTAGCCACGTATTTTTGAAGACGACCACTTCCATACATGTCAGTCATAACAGAATTGCTTGTCTTTAAACTTGGCCTCTCATCAATTTCCATAAGTATTTTACGAACTCGTGGGTTAAGTGTAGCACCAGTCGAATTCAATTGAAGAGGCATTATAGTATAATATTATATTTTATTTTACTTTAAAATGTAATATATTTTTTTTATATGTTTACCTAACATAATGCAGTTAATTTCCCACTTTTCATTTTGCCTCCACTCATCGCTGCACCGGACATCATACCTCCTACAATACGTTCACCGACGCCGCCGCGACGATGAAGACGTTGACGAAGACCAATCGCATTAAGCATTTTGCCTCCAATCATACGAGCATATTGAACTGAAGATACTGCATCTTTTTCTTTCTTTGCTGCCAAAACCATTTCCTTAGTGGCAAGACCAGTGAATATTTGGCTCTGTCCCTGCTGTGACACAAAGACTCCTGAATTGGCGGTAATAGTGCAAATTTCAGGACTGAAAGTCTCACCTTCAAGTGCGACTGTATTCGTTACATTTACGGAAAATTGGAAATTAAACTGGCCGATCGATCCATCAGTTAAGTAATCTGGAAGTGATAAGTCATAAGCAGGATTGATGACAAGTAACGAGCCAACAGTAGAAACAAGTTTTCCTGCACCAGTTGCACTGTCTTTGTAAGATGCCTGTCCACTAAATTCAGACCACGACTGTGTAGAACCGTTCTTGACTGACATACGCCACAAATCATAAGGAGAAGCAGAAGAAAGCAAACCACTGGTATTTGAAATATTAATGGAAATAGAATTAATTTTTAAAAACGAATTGCTGTCTTTAGCAGTCATAGAAGCAATAGGTTTACGTAGGCAAATAATAAACAAGTCAGGAATCTGATTAAGCTGGATTGACGAAGCCGAAAAAGTGCCAGAAACAAGTCGTCCAAGAGGAGAAGTGCCAGATGTAGGCGAAATATATCTCGGAAAATCCATGTAGGGCAGCGAATTGCGAGTTTCAATTACATCAGACGCTTGAGTAGAAAGAAACTGAAGGAGTAACTGCGGACTGGAAGCACCAGATGTAAGAGCAAGAAGATTAGCATTAGATACTTGGAAAAGATTTGGTTGAGGAGTCGCACCGTGTCCTAAAAAGGCATTATCAATGCCAGAAGTCACTGCGTAAGTAAGAGCAGAGCCTTCCGCACTAAAAGGCGATGCCGAAAACAAACGATTAAGAGTCGAGTTTATGTTACACTGGATTACCATGTTGTTCACACCCAAAAGACCCTGTGCATTGAATTCAGGATGAGCGTAAATAAATGGCGACAAGAAAAGAGGTTCACACACAATAGTCTGAACGGCAATAAGAAAATAATTGCCGGTAGTCGTGCATACAGGCGAAGCGGATACGTAAGTACCGTCTGCCTCAAACTGGGCGATGACACACGATACAGGGTGAGCACCACGAGGAAGCAACTGCTCGTCATATCCTGCATTATCAATAGACGCTAAAGGATTGGCATTTGTAGCAACGCCATCAAAATAGTTCGCATAAGTCTGATCACGAAGGCAAGGAGTCATACCATTCCAGTGCTGGAGTTCACGCTTGCTTGTCATTGCGACCAACTGAGGAAGAACATCCTGCAAGTTAATTGAAACCGATGTATTGTTAATCTGTGCGTTCAATGTAGTCATAATTGAGGCAAGAGGAAATGCCTGAAGCGAGTCAAGCAAGCCGTAATCAAAAGCGGTTTCAAGAGCAGGGCAACCATCTACACGAACAGTGAACGATAGACCAGTTTGCACTAAAACCTCGCGATCGATCACCGTGTTTTCAGATGGAACAGTTATATTCCATACGAGATTAGAGTTAGAAGTAGAAGTCGCTACAAAATTCTGAAAAGTTTTGCTCGATGCTCCACTTTTAACAGCGAAAGTCAAATCAGGGGTAATATCGCCAATTACTGAATCCTTTACAAGAACTGTGCTTACGTCTGCCATTTATATAATTATAAAAGATAATAAATTTTATATTATTTTTTATTTAATCCTAATATTAAATTATTTTCCAATTAAAGATTTTTTTGAAAATACGATTTTCATTGTGACACAACCACCGGATTGTAATCTAAATGGTATTAATTCACCATTTTTTAATCTATAATAAATAGAAATGTCTAAATTAGATAAAGGTTGATTTCCATAAAGTGTAATATATCGATATTGTGCTTGTGGGACATATACCAAGTTAGGTGCGTATAAGCCACTATCACTCGTAATATCTGTAATAATATTATTAACTGCGGCATTATTGCCTCCACCATTCGTTAATACTCCATTATTGTATACTAAAGGTTGAGATACTTGAGATGGTTGAACTGGCAATGTATTACTGGTAAATACTAAAGCGGTAATTGGAGTCCAACTGCTTGTCGTGCTCCATTCTTGATTAAATACAATTGCGTTATATTGTAGGGCAGGAGCTTCAGGGACAATCGTTTGCAAATTGGTTGAACCTACGTTGGCAATAAGTAAAGCATAATTTTGTCCTGATAGAACATTATAGCCCAAATATCGTGCTGGAAATGATGAGAAAAGAGCATATAATGGAGCATTAAAGTAAATGCGAATAGGTTGGTTTGGAGTATCTAATTTATTAATATCATAACCAAGTTCATCAGCATAGATTACCGCTCGATTGGCAGTGCTGTCCCAGTTAATTATTGGCGGTTGGTTACTTGGCAAATCTTCTCCTTCGATAAGTGCTTGTGCCTGCATATCAGCAAATGCTTCTCTCAATGCAATCAATACTAAATAACAAAAATATTGATATGAATAGCAATTGTAATATCCTGTTGTGTTGTCCTGCACTTTGGATGAACTATTCGATGGAGCAATTGGAACAGCTGCGGATGTGTCCTGCGGCGACCATATTACATTTACTTGCGAGCTATATGTGCCATTTTGTCCTTGCCAACTTATAGTCGTTGTATATATAGTTAAATTTTTATCCGAACTGTTAGGCACTATCGAAGGTATAAATACAGGCAGTGTTCCACTGTCTACAGTAAAGCGAATAATTGACAACATGTAGTCTTCAGGATTCATAATAATAGGATTAGATCTCTGTTCGTTAAAATAGAATGGCTGCGGAGCAATAGTAGATGATTGAAAATTAGTGCTTGTTAAATCAAAATAAATATTATCTGCTTGAACCGCATTTTTATTAATATTTAATTGACTCATTATAATATATCATATTATTTTTTTAATAATTAATAATTCTTTATTAGTTTTAGAATGGAATTATCAGTAGACGACCAATTTATGATATTTCAATTATGCGAATGGTATAATCTGTATATATCTATTTATAATCTCTTAAATTTATTATAACTTATTATATATAAATGCCCTACGAACTTATAAAGGTTAGTCCACGTAGATATGAAGTTGTTAATTCTGAAACTGGAACAATACATGCTAAAAATTCTACATTAAAAAATGCAAAGGCACAAATACGATTATTAAGTTCTCTTGAAGGCGGTGCATTAAGTGGACGTGAAATTAAAAATATGGTTGAATCTTCTTATGAAAAAAAAGGTAAAAAACAAATAGGAGAGAATAAGTTAGATGAATCTCTCAGTAATAAAAAAGTGAAAGTATACCATAATGAAAAAACTGGAAAGACAACCGTTGTAAATCGTGGAACAACTGGGACTGTGAGTGATTGGGCTAATAATGCTACGTATGCGTTATTGGGAACAAAAGCATATAAAAAAACTGACCGCTATAAACAGGCAAAAAAAACACAAGAAAAAGCAATTGCCAAATATGGCAAAAGTAATATTACAAATGTGGGACATAGTCAGGGAGGATTAATTGCAAGAGAACTTAATAAAGAAGGACTTACTAATCAAGTAATTGCAGTAAATCCTGCGTCTAAAGGAGAAAAGGCAAGGAAGAATGAAACTGTTATTAAATCGAGTGGTGATATAGTATCGGCACTTGTTCCAAAAGGGAAGAATGTAAAAGTAATTAAAGCAAAATCATTTAATCCATTGGCTCAACATAGTGCAAAAATAATTAGAGGAGTAGACAATGAAAAAATGTTTGGAAATGGACTTTATGGCGGTTCTTGCTGTTGTATGGAAGGCGGTAAAGTAAAATCTTACGTGCATAGTGATATTGTTACAAGTGAAGGTATACCTATTGGTGGCTATATGTCAGGTGGTTCTTTGCGACTAACGCCGCAGTTTTTTCCAATTCCAAAAAGATATGATTAAATCTATATTTTATTTATGAATTAATTAATTTAATTATAATTATTTATTATTATAATTAAATCAAATCCTATATTTCTATTCTATAAACTTTTTTAAAAATATATTTTTTACTTTTTACTTTTTTATTTGGATTTTAGAAAATGAATAAATGAATAAATTAAATAATTATAATTAAATTAAATATTTTATAATGTTTCATTAGTTTATTCAGTGACGCATCAAAGCATTTAATTTCTTTAAGTTTTTAATAGGATCTTTGCTGTCTCCCCACGAGATAAAGTAAGAAAAAAGGGCTGGACTATGCACTAAATTAGTTATTAAATCGTGTTCTAATGGATTATTTAAGTGGCGTTTCCTGTAATTTTCTCTTTTTAGTTTATCTCCATGATCGATATAAGTTGATCCAGTTGGACTTCCAAAATAAAATTTCTCATCACCAAACACGATTACGAAGCGTTTACTTGGCTTATTACTTAAATATAATTCCATCTTCATTTATATTATAGTTATAAAATTAAATTTAAACCTACAAATAAATAATGAATTAATTAATTTAATTTATGATTATTAAAATTATAATTAAATCAATTCCTATAATTTTATTCTATAAACTTTTTAATAAATATATTTTTTACTTTTTACTTTTTTATTTGGATTTTAGAAAATGAATAAATGAATAAATTAAATGATTATAATTAAATTAAATATTTTATAATGTTTTATATGTAGTCTTGGATATTTTCAAACACGTATTCAGGTTCTTCTTTATATAATTTATTAAGTTCTTCATAATTATCAGATGATGCCTCTTTTAATGCATCAAGTATACGTCTTATCAATCCTTTCATAAGCATTTTATTACTATTAACTTCACGCCATGATTGAGTTGTTAGTTCATCTCCTTCCTCATTTAAATCCCAATCAATAATTTCTATTTTTTCTTTATCATTAAGTCGTATTGATTTATTTTTACCTGTAAAAACTCCTGCTACTATATCTCCAAATGATATGGATGAATCTTTTAAAACCTTACCTTCAATAGGTATATCATAAAAATTGGTTAGTTCATTTTCTTTATATATCTTATCTTTCTTTGGTTTTGCAACTGACTTTGATTTTGCTTTAACTACGTCACCTAATTGCTTACCTATACAGTTCTTTTTAAGAAATCCCATAAATCGTTTTAATGCTTTTGGATCAGTTTGTAAATCTCCTTTAATCCGTAATATTAAAGAATTCTCTATTTCATATGCAGTAGTAAAACCATAATATACAGCAAAAGCACATATTTTTTTGAATATTAAAAATAAATCTTGTTTAGTTGGATTTTTACTTATCTCTCGTTTTACTTTTCCTGATAGTCTACCTTTTAATAATATTTCTATTATATCAAAGAATAAATCCTTATTCATCTTTGAATATTTTAATAATAATGGTGATACTATTTGAGAAGGATTTAATTTAAATTTTTTATCAATGTCAATCCATTCTATAATAGGACGAGTAAATGTATTAGTTTCGATTGTATTTGACTTTGGAGGAACAGACGCACATTTGCTTGGCCTTCCTGCTTTTGATTGTTTTGGTTCTACATTTTCAATTTTAGATTCTGCAGTCTTCTTTGGTCTACCTCTTGACTTTTTAGGTTCTGATACAGCTAATTTTGCCTGACGTTTTGAACCTTCGACAATAGGACGTCCACGCTTTCGTTTTGGTGTTACATCTTCTTTGCTTTCCTCTTGTCTTGTTTCCTCTTTGCTTTCTTCAATAATAACCTTTTTTGGTGGACGTCCTCTACGTTTTGGAATAACTGGTTCGGTAGATGCAAGTTTTGCCTGACGCTTTGAACCTTCTACAACAGGGCGTCCACGCTTTCGTTTAACTTCTTTAACTTCTTCTTTAATTTCTTGAATAGGAGAGACAATAACATTTTCAGGTATTTTACTTTGTTTCAATTTCTCACGAATACGTCTTAATTGTGCGATTTCTTCATCACTCATTAATTTTCCTGTTCGGTCACGGTTTCCATGTTCTTCAGGATACCAAGGTTGTAATACAGATAAATTGGCTTTCTTGAAAGCACGTAATGTTTTACGCTTTGCCTTTTTATCTTCTTTAATTTCTTCAATAGGAGTGATAATAACATTTTTAGGTATTTTATTAAGTTTTTGTTTAATACTTTTTAATTGTGCTATTTCTTCTGATTTTTGCATACCTTTTATATTTGATTGACTTTCAATAATAGTGTTTACAAGATCTTTCAAATCACTAAATAATTTATTATTTGATTTTACTTGAACTTTTGCAGTTGGTATATTGATTTCTTCTAATGGTGCAGGAGGTTTATTATATAATTTCTTTGCCTCTGCATATCCTGTATTTTTTGGAGGCTTTACTGGTTTTGCTTTTACAACTGGTTTTGCTTTTGCCTTCTCTGCTTCTTTTTGTGCTAATAATTCATCTCGTACCTTACGAGCTTTATCTTTTTCTAACTGAATTGCTTTTTGTGCCTTTTCCTTATTTTCATTGTATAAAATGGATTTTTTATATTCTTGTCCTGTAATTTTTTTATATTCATCTTTTAAGGGTTGCCATTTTTTAAATATTTTTCCTAATCCAGGATGAGTTTCAATATTAATTTCTTCTTGTTCTGGAAATGGTTTATTTTTATTATCATAAATATTATAAAATTTCTCATATGCTTCACCATATCTAATAGCATTCATCTCAACTACAGTATTATAGGTTTTTGTAAATCTTTTTCTGAATAATTCTAATTTATGTTCTATTTTATCCATTTATATATATCTCCTAATATTTTATTTTTAAATTATAAAATAATTAATTTTAATTATGATTATTTTTTTATAAATATATTTATATGAAGGTTAAATTAAGAGTAAAACTATTTGGTTATGTTATCTTAATTGTTTATTAATATGAACCTTCGATATATTTATAAAATGGATTATTACCCTTTTTGAATATAATAAAGAAATACCGACCATGCCATTTTTTAATATTACATACAATAATGTTATGAATATATAAATTATGTTTTTCATGTAATTCTTTTAATCGTATTGGAGTTAGTCCACTAAAACAAGCATCATTTCCTAAAAAAGCAATTCCTTTCGTTACTCTCTCTGCATAATAATTTATTAAGAAATAAAATGAATTAACCTTCTTACCATCTGTATCTAATTTAAACGGTGGATTACTTACTACCCAATCTACATTTGCTGTGTAATCTTTATAATCTCGCCCTTGTGTAATTTCGCACCAATCCTTATTAACATTATCAGGTAAATTGTCATAAAATGCACCTTCGCCTTTAAAGGGTTCTAAAACAAAGTCACAATCACTAAAATCGATATGTTGTATTAATTTTTTTGCTAATTCTTTCGGAGTTTGATGAAAATAATAAATATCGTCCATTTATATATATGATTTATTTATTTTTTAATTATTAATATTTATTATTATATTAATTCACTTCCTATATTTCTATTCTATAAACTTTTTAAGAAATATATATTTTACTTTTTACTTTTTTATTTGGATCATAGAAAAGTAAAAAATGAATAATTAAATAATTATAATTAAAAATAAATGTTTTATATTGTTTTATATTTTTTAAAACAATATTGTAGTTACTTAAAGAAGTCTTATAATATCTTATAGAATGCCTAAACTAATTATTGATTACTCACGAACTATTATTTATAAGTTAGTATGTAAAGATACTAAAATTAAAGATTGTTATGTTGGAGCAACAACTAATTTTATAAAACGAAAATATAGACATAAAACTAATTGTAATAATAAAAATATTAAAGTTTATCAGTATATTCGTAATAATGGTGGTTGGAATAATTGGGATATGATTATGGTTGAAGAATATCCTTGTAAAAATAAATTAGAAAGTGATATGAGAGAAAGATATTGGTTAGAAACATTAGAAGCAAAATTAAATATTCAATTACCTACAAGAACTAATAAAGAATGTAAAAATGATAATAAAATTAAAATTAAAGAACAGAATGCTATATGGTACATAGTTAATAAAGAAAGAATAGACGAATATAATAAAGAAAAATATAAAAATAATAAAGATGAAATAACACAAAAAATATTATGTAATTGTGGTTGTTATTATACTAAAAATAATTATACAAACCATAAAAAAACAAAAAAACACATTAATTCTATTCAAGTTGTCTAATTTGTTTTAATACACTATTGTAAAAACGAGGCATGTGTGGACAATTTGGTGTCCAGTAATATAATGGCTGAACATCGAACATTTCAAATCTCAAAAATTCATATAACGATTGTTTATGTATTTCCAATGGGATGAAATCAATTTTCTTTAATAGTGAATGAATATGCAAATCATAAGCAAGTATATTCTGTCGCATTTATATATTATAAATATTTATTTTATATGAATTATTATATAATATTGTGTATTTATAATGAACCGTAAAGCAATAGTAAAAGAAATATACCCTATAACACAAGAAGATGTAGTAAATGATTATAATAAATTAGAAAATTTAAGTTGTAATGAAATCAAAAATATGGGATTAAGTATTGTTGGTAATAAGACAGTAGACTATTTTACTGCTTATGAAAAAATACAAACTAAAAATAAAAAAGGAATCAACTTTTTTGACTGGTTAAAACTCAAACCTGAACTATTAAAAAAAAAATATATATTGAGTATGATAGAATATTACAAAAAGAAAGGAAGACAATTAGATTATTATGTATGGTGGAGAATGTTTAATTTATTTGAGGGTTCAATTAATCAATTTAAATCAATAATAGCTATGAATATTTATTGTAGATTTAAGCCCACAAGTATTTTAGACTTTACTATGGGTTGGGGTGGACGACTTGTTGGGGCTTGTGCATTAAATATTCCAAAATATACAGGTATAGATTTAAATATAGATTTAAAACAACCTTATACAGAAATGGTTTCCTTTTTAAAACAATATAGCTCAACTAAAATAAAATTATATTTTAAGGATGCTCTAAAAGTAGACTATAGTAAAATAGATTATGATTTGGTTTTAACTTCTCCACCTTACTATAATATTGAGATATACAAGGGTATGCATAAAATATCAAAAGAAGAATGGGATACAAATTTTTATAAACCTTTATTCAGCATGACTTGGAAACATTTAAAACGAGGCGGCTATTACTGTCTTAATGTCCCTGAAGAAGTATATAAAAATGTATGTTTAAAATTATTTGGAAAACCTACTCACAAAATTTTATTACCAAAAATTAAACGATTTGTGAACTCAACTTATAAAGAATACATTTATGTATGGTATAAGGATTAATGATTTATTTAATTTTTATTATTTGTAATTTTTTCTTTTTTTGGTAAATAAGAATTAATTATATTTACTACATCATCAGGAATACGTGCTGTTATTTTTTTATATAATTTATTTTTTGATTTTGTAGTTTCAAATATTTTAATTGCTGTTGTTTGGTCAGGAGCGTACATACTATAAATACGTGTAAAATCTCTTGCTAATGGATATGAGTGATGCATACTGTATACATAAATAAACCTACCTAATGCATCTTCATAATATTCTGTATGGTCTAAATCTAATTCTCGTCTTAATTGACTATATTTTTGTAGACATTTTTTATTCTTAACTACTTTATACTTAAGAATAAACCAATTACGAGCATGAATTATAGATGGTATTGTTATTTGTTGATTTCTTGATGCTATAAAAGTTCCCCAATATACATTTTGATAAATAGATTCATAATTAGTTAATGAAGCCATTTTAGCCATGTTATATAATATAATTATATTTCTTTATTCAATTTTATAGAATATGATTAACCGCTCATTATATAAAAGACAGGTTAGGGGTTGGTTAGGGGTTCAAACTCACACTGACCTATTTTATTTTTATTTTTTATGTTTTTCTTCGCTTTATTATGATAAGGATTTATATATATATATATATTATTTATTTTTATTTTTATTCAAGGTTAGGGGTTAGGGGTTCAAGTCAAGACTAAAAATATGGAAAAAAAAAAAACACAAAATGTGCATATATTTTTTTATAAAGACTCTATTGGCTGGATTTGAACCCCTAACCCATAAACCCCTAACTTTTTATCCCAACCCAACAAGTTGAACTTTTACCACTTATTTTTTTATTTTTACTCTTAACAAGGTCTAAATTATTTTTTAAACAATATTTATTCATCTCTCGTCCAAATTTAGTTATAGTAATATCTTTACCTTTTAACCATTCAATAATATCTTTACTTTCAATATAATCTTCTTCATTATTAGTAAGTGTAAAATCTTGTAAAAATACAGAAATAATATCAGTAGTTTCAATACCCCAATCTTTTTTACTATTTATAACAGCTTGTGGTGTAATACATTCTTTATTTTTAAACTTTTTATAACTATTAACTAATAATTGTAATAATGTGGTTTTAAATAAGTCGGTTTCTATTTCTTCTTTAATACATGGATCTTCTAATAATTCATCATCGTTTTTAGGTTCAGTGACATATTTTTTTGTATACGAAGCAATCCTTAAACGATTATCAGTAGCTTCATCATAATCTTTTATTTTTGGTATATCATTAGCAAATACAACAGGCAAATAGTCTACATAAAAAGTAGTTTCTTCTGCACAATGTGTTCTTGCTACAAGATTATCCCTACCAGTTAATTTTTTTATAGAATTTGCATTTAATTCCACATCTTTTTTGAGTTCATTTGAGAATATAATACGACAATTTTTTAAGAGCATCATCCAACGCATTTGCGAAGCTTCATCACTACTACCTTTATTAAATGCCAAGTTTTCAGCATTAAAAGTTCCAATATATTCACCACATGCATTAGTTATTGCTTTTGCTAAAACACTTTTTCCAGCCCCAGGTTCACCTAATCCAAAAAGTATACGCTTTGGATTATCGCAAAATAAACCACGAGCCAGTTGTTCTAAAAAATATTCACCAACTTCTAATCCTAATGGTTGAATAAATAGACGATTATAAATTGAGTTTAAATAATTTGTTTCACCTATAATCCAATCTTGATTTATTTTATTAAAAAATATAATATTTGGATTAAAATCTTTATAAAAAATATCTATTTTACTATCATAATAACCATTATTAAATAGTAAACAATGATTAGAGTTTGATTTCCAATTTTTATCAAAAGGACAAATAGAAATAATTGTATTTAAAATAGATGAACGCCCAGCATCTGTTCTTGGTTTAATTCCTCGTCCATAATCAATAATAATTCTTTTTTGTGTAATAGTATTATTTGTCCATAAACCGCTTAATTCATCATAAACCCATAACTGATTTTGAAAACATTTCCAATAAGGATAATCTTTAATAAGTTGTCGTGAGCATTCTAATTCATCAATATCTTCATCTTCTTCATCAGGTAATAATTTTAATTCTTCATCAGTGAGAGATGTAGAATGCTGTTTAAAAGATAATTTAATATTATATTCTTTAATTACTTCTTCTAATTCAGGTAATAAAGTAGTATTATTATAATGATTTCCATAAATCATACATCCATCAAACATTAAAGCCATAACCTCATAATTTTTAATATTCAAATGATCTATGATAAGATTTAATATTTTATTTTCAAAATGACATAATACACGATTCATATTTGAACCTAAAAAATTATATTGTTTTACAGGTGTGCAACTCCAGATATGTTTTAATTCATCTATTAAAATAAGTTCTACTTGAATGCGTTTTATTTCTTTATCATAATTTTTTAACCAGTCACATCGAGTCTTACATTTCCATGAACTATTAGTAATTTTTAATATAGTTTCTTTACAAATATCTTTATTTTCACCAATAATATTCCAAATGCGTTGTCTATCATTATTATATTCACTTAAATAAGCACAAGATATATTATATTTTTTACACAAATACTCTAATATAACAGGGTGACAATTTACACAATCAATATCAGTAGTATTACCATTACATAAATAACCTCGTATATCACGAGATATACTTTGTATAGAATAACCATCATAAAGTCTACCTGATTCACCAGCAGGTGTTAAATCTGTATATTTATATATAGCTTTTTTTATTCCTTTTGTTTTAATATGGTCTTTTATATATCCCTTAATCATTTTAAAATAAATCTTTCTTTCTGTTTCAGTCTTACATTTTGGAGTTAATTTTTTAAATAAAGCATAGTCCATACGATTAATTAATTTAAGGCGTTCAATAGGTAAGCGTTCTTCAATATTCATTTATATATTATATAAAGATTTTATTTTTATATCAATTTTTAATTAATTGATATAAAAATCCCTAAAGTTTATTTAATCTTTTAAAATGAAGTTTTGTTTTTTGATGACGAACTAAATTACATTTACCACTAATAAATCCACACGAACAAGTAACTGGTTGCAATGCTTCTTTATTAAGTTTATCTTTATGTTCTTTATAATAATTTATGAAATACTCTGCATGTGTTTGACGATATTTTTTTTGATAATCTTTATCTTTATAGAGATCAGTCATTAATATATATATATAAATATTTTTAAATCAATTATATATCTATAATATATGGAATATATAGATTGGGAAATATTAACAGTATATCTCACAATCAAAGCGAATCACGAATATAAATTATATTTTTTTAAACAGTTATATAGTCAAATACTCATCTATACGTGAACCTATCCAATAGCTCCTTCATTAATGTTTTATGTAATGATTTTATACGTCGATTAAAATATACTTTTTTTTTATTAGCATTTAAATACTTACGACATGCAATTCGATGTCTTATACGATGTTCGTCACTGGCTAAATACCAAGAAGTAGCCTTATCTATTTGTTTCTGCCTATTATTTAAATAATACTCTTTATAATAGGCTTTGAACCATTCTTTATTATTTGCATAGTAAGACGTCATATTTTATAATATCACAAATATTTATATTTTATTTAATTTTGATTTATAATTATTTAATTTATTCATTTATTCATTTTCTAAAATCCAAATAAAAAAGTAAAAAGTAAAATATATATTTCTTAAAAAGTTTATAGAATAGAATTATAGGAATTGATTTAATTATAATTTTAATAATCATAATTAAATTAAATATATATATATTAAATAATTAATTATAGTAGACGTTGTCCACAGGAAGAGAATAGCAATACGAATTATTAGAAATTGAAAAAGTAGAAGTTGCATCATCAGTGCCTATAGTTACACTAATGCGTGAGTGCTCTGTAATTTCTGTGTCAGAATTAACCAAAGTAGATAATGTTTTTGACACTAACCCTTGATTATCAGTCGCACTAAACAATGTGTCAGTATGAGTTAAAGCACCTGTAGAAACATCACGAACACGAATAACCACTTCAGTTATATTGCCAGTTCCTTGAATTCTATCAAACCGAAAATATCCGCCAACGAAAGCGACAGGAATATTAACATTACCGCTTATACTCGTTTTATAGCCCTGCTCAAAAGTATAAAAAGGAAACTCAACCTCTTTGGTAATTTCAGTAGTAACAGGTAATTTGTAATACTCAAATGGGTTTTTGTAATACTGACTTTTAAGTGTATCGTCAAGCATTTCAGTTATTTTTGTTTGATAACCAGCAAGAATACTTTCGGCATCTGCGTTTTGTAACTCTGAATCTATTACTAATTGTTTAGATGCTAAATATAACTCTGCAGAATTATCATAAATATTATCCCAAGCAGGGTCAACCACAGACGCAGGAAATAAACCAACATTAATAGCACTCATATATATAATCTAATAATATAATAAAAATATTAAACAGGAAAATAAGGAGAGATATAACAGGAAGTTAAAGAGGCGTGTATTGCTTCTGTGGCTAAAGCACCATCTTCAGGTGCATTATTTACACGCATAGCAAGAACACTATCAGATTCAGTAACATAAATAGGAAATGTTCCACTAATAGTCATTTCAAAAGTCTTTTTTTCTCTAATAGCATAATTTGGATAAAAAGTCATAGAATAATTGTTATTAGCAAGTGCGTCTCCTGCCAAAGTCCAAGTGATAAATGCAGAGGTTAATGGCGTTGGGTCACCATTCGGAGTATTAGTAAGAACTTGAAAACTATAATGTATTAAATAAGTTCCCAAGTCTGGTATAGTTATACTTGCTACTGTAGTTGGCGTAGCAACAGCAGGAATAGCAATGACATATTCTGTTACGCATCTACCTGCCACATTAGTAAGAAATAATCCATTAGCATAATTTAAATCAAATAATTCATCATAAACTGCTTCTGCTTGATTACTAACAATATTATCTACAATATTAAGAATTGAATTAGTACTTGTTAAAAATGTTGCAGATTCCTGCAAATTAGAATTAGTCACGGCCACATTATCCAGAGTATCTTGTATTATATCAGGCAACGGATAAATCGAAGTATTAACACCGCTCATTATATATATATTGTATAATATAATATTTAAGGATCCATTTGATAAACCCTAACGCCGATTTGAACTGGTTCTTCTATAACAAAATCAGAAGATATTTGTGCTGTTATAAAATTATTCGCAATAGCAGAACCACTTGGCACTATAAATAAAAAAGGTATAACCCATTTTGTAGATACATCTGTCACTACATAATCGCCTAAATCTTGTGCTACTTCATTAACTAAAACACTATTTGACACACATTGCCATAGAATAGAATGAATAGGATTTACTTGCGGAGTTTGAAAGTTAACACTTAAAAGCACATATAAAGTAATATCAGCATCAACAGGGTTAAAATTTTGATTAACCCAGACTTGAGTTGCTTCTGCTGTAAGTAAAATTTTAGTATAACTCGTTTTTTGAAATGTATTAATCGGTTTATTCGCTGCATTTTGCTGTGTTAAATTAATTTGTTGATCAAAAAGAGCAACATTGGAATCATAAACCATATTAGTATTTGCAAGTTGTGCGTTTTTTGTATCGTAAAAATCTGTAAGGTCTTGTCCTTCCGCCGCTTGTGTTTGAGTTATATCATCAATTGTTGCTGGATTTGGTGCTGGATAAACGCCTGTATTAATTGCCGACATAATATATATATTATAATATATTATATATGGATACTCCATTATCAAATGGCGATATAGCAAAAATGTTAAATATTAATGTATCGGACATTATACCATATGCGAATTTATCTCTTTATAAATCTATTTTAGACTTACTTCCTAATCCTTATTCTTTTAAAATTATTTTATTGCAAGAATCCATAGGAAAAGGACACTGGACTTGTCTTTTAAGACAAAAGAATAAATATTATTATTTTAATAGTTATGGTGAGAAATACGATATAGATCTAAATTCTATCTCTCGATTAGCACGAAAAATATTAGGACAAGATGAACCAAAGATACAAAATTTATTAGGAGGACGAAAAATGGATTATAATAAAATAAAATTTCAAAATGGTACATCTAATACATGTGGCAGGTATGTAGTGTATATGGTTCAGAAATGTATTTATGATAAAATACCTTTTAATAAGATTATTAAAAATCTACAACGAGAGAGTGCTTCTACTACCCCTGACGAATACATACTAAAAGTGATATAAACATATAAAAACATACATAGTAATGAAAGGGTCAGTATACGCTATTCGCTCACATCAAACCAAAGATATTTATATTGGAAGCACTAAAGAAACATTATCACATAGAATGGCAGGACATAGACGACATTATAAATTATATTTAAATGATAAATATAATTATGTAACTTCATTTGAACTATTACAATATGAAGATGCTTATATTGAATTAATTGAATTAATTGAATATAATAATAAAAGTGAATTAACTGCACGAGAAGGACATCATATTCGTAATATAAATTGTGTTAATAAACGAATTGAAAATAGAACAAAAAAAGAATGGCATAATAATAATAAAGAACAAATAAAAGATTATTTAAAAGATTATTATGAAAAAAATAAAGAACAAATTAAAGAACAATCACAAAATTATTATGAAAATAATAAAGAGCAAATAGTAGAAAAAAAACAAGATTATTATGAAAAAAATAAAGAACAAATTAAAAAAAAATCACAAGAATATCGTATTAATAATAAAGAACAAATAAAAAATAAACAAAATGAAAAAATTACTTGTGAATGTGGTTCAATTTGTTCTAAAACAAGTATATATCCACATAAAAAAACAAAGAAACATCAAAAATTTATGCAAGATTTTGTTTAGCGTAAACATTCTGTATCATATTGCTACTCGTACCCATATTTAAAGCGTCAGTCGCAATATCCGCAATCGCTTTACTATGCTTTGCCGTTGCAAAGGCGGATCGTATTCTGGAGCAACCTATTTTCTTACCTAAAATACGATTTAACATTTTGGTTAATTCAGGAGAAGATGTCACATTAGAACCATCGTAATACTGAAGAAGCATGCCATTAGGATTTGGCACATACTTACGAAATTTATCAAGGACTGCCTTTAATTCAGGTGAAACAACGATAATCTGACTGCTATATGTGCCTTTACATTTATAGTTATTAAAAACAAATTTATTACTATAATAATAATTCATATCAGGATTAGAATCACCAGTTGGGGCATTTTCAAACTTCATCTGTATGTAATCTAAATTACGACGAGGAGCTTGAAGAGTATAAAGAGATAGAACAACATAATCCATATAGGCTTGGTATGAAGCAGGCATTAATTTTTTAAGTTTATCATCAGGAACAGATGCGGCCAATTCAACCTGTTTTGCCTTTAATTCATCAAGTGATAGCCAATTTTCTTTATCAGTTGGCATATCAGTCATTGTCTTTAATTCTTTATTAATTTCTTCGAGTAAAGGATAATATTTAACATATAATTTTTTAGATTTGGGAGTTGTATCGCATTTAAGCGCGGATACAATAGCGATATAATAAGAACGACGAGTTGTAACCGGCTTATCCTTTAGTTTTGCTAAAATACCCTCATAATCACTTAAAAAAGCAAGATTCTTAAATGGAGCATCACCATTAAGACTAAACAAATTATGCATATATAATTTCTTAGATTTTGGAGAAATATCTTTTGAAGCGAATGGGTCATAAACTTGGTCTTTCATCTTGTCTGGACGTATACGTGTCTTTTTAACAACAGGCTCAGGGACAGGCTCAGGAACAGGTTCAGGGATAGGCTCAGGAACTGGGACAGGTTCAACAACTTTCTTCGCTCGTGGTTTTTTAACTTTTGGTGCTTCCATTATATTATTATTAAATATATTATTTTTATATTATTATTATTATAAATGGAACATTCTATAAATATTGATAATGTTTCTGATACATCAGAAACTACCCTAAATGAATGGGATTATGAAACAGAAAACCTACTAAAAGATATAGAATTTAATTGTTCTATTATGTCACAAATTCATAAAGAACAATATTTAAATTTAATAAATCAAATTAAGTATTATAAAATACCAGTTTTAATTCTCTCATCCATGAATTCAATTTTTGCCGTTGGGCTCTCTGCATATTTAATGCAAGATTTAGTAAGCACTATCAACTGTCTTATTTCATTTATTTGTGGTGTAATTAGTTCAGTCGAATTATATCTTGGGTTAACAAAAAAAATAGAATCACAAATATTGTCTTATAGGTCATTCTATCTTCTCTCTATAAAAATTAATAATAATCTAAAACTAAAGAGAGATGTAAGAAAACAAAAGGGCTCAGAGTTTTTAGCAGATATTGAAAATGAATATATTGGATTATTTAAAGACAGTGAAATAAACCCAACTACATTTAAAGATAAACTGCTATCGATAGAAAATACTAAAAAAACAAAAAACAAATTATTAGCATATATTAATTCACCTTAAATAATATATTATAATTATATATATAATGAGTGGGTCTTATGGTAGCCTTAATTCCAAATATAACACGCTGTACGCTCTATATTTACAATTACAGACTGATATTAGCGGTGGATACACATTACAAGAAGTTTTAGACGCAGGTTATACTGCGAATGATGTTCCAATTCATTTAATTACTTCAACAGAACAAACTCAACTTTCCGCAAATAATCTTACTTTAATAGATACAACTGCTGGAGGAGTTTTTACATCTCTAAATAAAAGTTCTTTAACCTGTTTTAATGCTGTAACTGGAAAAACCTTTACCTTGAATGGAGATAATCTTTTAATGAATGATGGGTCTGCCTATATTCAATTAGCACCTACACTATTAAATTTTAATGGAAGTCAAGGAACTGAAAATCAAGTATTAACCAAAAACGCAAGTAATAATCCTGAATGGGCGGATTTGCCAGTAAGCGAAATACCTGATTTAGCAGCAGTCCTTAATGCTGGTGCATTAGCAAGCACAACCATAGATATGGACGATTTTGATTTAACCAATGTCGCAAATATTATTACGAATACGCAAACCAATTTACAGGGGCAGTTTACATTCGATACTCCGCCTCATATTCCTGCCCCTATTTTGGGAAATGACGCTGCTCCAAAAGGATATGTAGACTCGCTCGTAGGACAATATGCAGGAGGATTTAATTTATTTTTTAACTACTCGCAAACAGACGTGACATACCCAACATTTAAAGCTTTATCTCAACTTATAAGTTCGTCTGCTGTAGAGATAGTTCCGACTACTATTGTAACTGGTAATAATCTTATAGCACAATTTATTACGCAACCATTAGGAATTGAAACCATACCAGTTGGACTTTGGGACGCATTTATTTATGGGGCAATAGATGCTGTAGGTGGAGACGCTCATTATTATTTTGAACTTTGGAAAAAAACTGCATCTAATGTGGATTCACTTTTGGGGACAAGTGGTATTAGTCCTGATATAAACGCCTCACCTAATAACAATCCTACGAGTTACTCAATGGTATTACCAATCTCAACTACTATACCATTAGAATTAACCGATAGGTTATATGTGATAATATATGTAAGTTATAATGGTTCATCTTCAAAGGAATTATCTACTTATTTTGAAGGAAATTATTATTCTTTTTTGCAAACATCTCTAAATGCTGGAACAACTCTATTAAGTAGTAATAACACGTGGACTGGAACAAATGCGTTTTCATTACCTCCAACTACACCAAATCAAGTAGGGACACCTGCAAATACTGACATTGTAAATTATGAAACAATTACTAATTTGATTAGTGATAATATACCTGATATAACTGCTGTATTAACAGAAGGAAACACAGCAACTAATAAACAACTTAATTTTAACAGCACTAATCAAACTGGTTATACTTCTGCTATAGACCACTATGGGACATTCTTTCTTAATAGTAATGGAGGTAGAACAATAGATATAAATATAGACCATTCAGCAATATTAATGAGTAATCTTCTTGATTCAACACAAGACAAAACACGAACAAACATAACAAGTGAAGAAGTTGATATACGATTTAGACCAAGAAACGCTGTTACTATTGACCCTGAACCTTTCACTAATATTACAAAAGACAGAATGTTAATTGACGACGGAGGAATAAACGGAGACAATAAAACTACCAGTGTCTCTCCTACTGGAATAAGTATAATAGAATACGATAATAGCGTAATAACAAAACAATTACAAATAACAACAACAAATATTACTATCAATGGTGACACTGGAAGTGTAGGCCAAGTATTAACAAAAAACGCTTCTAATGTGATTGAATGGGAAGACACAGCTGTAGTGTATCCAATCGTCAGCACATTAGATTACTACATTACAACGGATAGTCCATTCTTTCAGTATCCGCCGTCACCGCCAACAAATGCACTATTACAAGCATATCAGTATTATGGTTGGTATTTTATCAACTCTGTTGCATTACGAAAGATAGATTGGTTCTTTGCTCCTGACTATGCAATGACAGTAGGCGATGTATTAGGAGTATACTTAAATTATTTTAATGTAACAACTACATCGAATGATAATCTACCCTTTTTTACGATATATACTAAACCAACTGGGGTAAATGATTATTATCCATCGTTTGCTCACTCTTCAGCAACATATATCGCAAATTTTACTCCAACTGCTGCCACGCCATTTTGTTCTTTTATGAATATTACAGGAACTCAACCTGATCCATTTCCATATGGACACCAGTTAGGTGATATGATTTTATCTCCAGTTGCACCTAATCCAAAAGGCGAATATTTACCAACAGAAGAGGTATTAGCTATATCAGTTGGCACAAATAGCATTTCGTCAGTCAATCAAGTCAATTTTATTATGAGTAAAGTTGGTATTTGTTTAGCACAAGGTAATCAGGAACTCATATTAAATCCGCAGAATATTATTGCTCCTGCTTCGTCTTGGGTAGGAACAGCAACAAGCAACCTTAACATGTCTACATTTTCAATTGACGCTTCTGCAAACAATTTATCAATCGGAACACTTACAAGCACTGGCTTAACACTTGGTAAATCAGGAGCAACTACTAATATTCAAGGTAATTTACAAATAGCAGGACAACCAGGAACAAGTGGACAAGTTCTTACGAGTGCTGGTGCTGGAGGCGTTCCAACTTGGACTACTATTTCAGGCACATCTCCTACTTTGCAAACAGTATTAACAAATGGTAATACGGCACAAGGTATAAATCTTGTTATTAATAATGCTGGATCTGGGACTTCTACTATTGCTCCAACCTTTATAACAACTACATCCGCAACCAATAATAGTATTCAACTTTCTCAAAATACAGAAGATGCTTCAGTTGGTTCAATTGGTAAATTATCACCTTTTACACTACAATTTACCAAATCATTATCAGTGCTTTCAACACGATACTCTGTTAGAGGAATATCAACTTTCAACGGACAAGTTTTTGATATAACAACTATAGGTGCTATGACTTTACAAGGTGTAACTCCATCAACAGGACAAGTTTTAACTGCTGATTCGTCAGGAAAACCAACTTGGGCGACTCCTACAAGCGGATGGACTGGAACGGCATTATCTCAACTAAATATGGGTATTTATGATATATCAGGAGCGGTATTAGATAATAACGGAGGCACATTATCACTGGGTGCAAACACAACAACAACAACGATAGGAAAAGCAACAACAGGAATAACTGATTTGCAAGGTATAGTAAAAATTAATAACTCAGCAGGAACAAGCGGACAGGTATTAACTTCCACTGGGACAAGCACCGCTCCAACTTGGCAAACTCCTTCTGCTTCATTAGCAGTTGTTAAAACCAATCCTTTTTTAAATACTTATGCTTTTTCTGCTGGAGCACAAAGAATAGTATATCAAAATAACTTTTTAAATATCACTCCATCAAGTTTAACGGCAACCTATTTAATAAAAGCACAATTACTTTGTAACAATCAAGGAGCGAATACTGCAATGTTTGGAAATCTTGGCATACAATCAGGCGGAGGAGCACAAACGACTTCAGCAATTTCAGCGTTTAATGGTTTGGCGATGAGTAGTGGAACAAATTCAACCTTTTCTCAAACAAATAGTTTATCTCAGTGTGTTTTAAGCACTACGACTGTTTATAATCAATTGTCTTTTACTTTTATTCATACACCAGCAACACTTACAACATTAAGTTATGCAATGTGGGTTGGAACACAAGGAAACGGAGCAGGAACTATCTTCTCTATGGAAATAATACGAATAATTGCATAATTATTCAATACCATAATAATTTTTAGTCATGCGTAACGCAAGATTAGGTTCTACATAAAGAAAACATAAATCTTTAAAGTTTACGCAATCTTCATAAGATAAATCCTTTATTGTGTTAGGATCTAAATCGAAACAATACCAATTGCAGTATGTAATAAAATTATTGTATTCATCTTCGTTATCAAATTGTATATCTTCCTCAAAGACTATCTGTTCGATATCCATTATAATATATTATAATATATTATTTTATATTATAATTTTTAAGATTATTATA